AGTAAAACTTTACGTAGCAGGCAAGGTCTTTAGTGAATTTGTCGAAGCACGTAACTACCAGGAAGCAAGGGAAACTGCTCTTGCCAGAAATCCACATGCTACGGTAATGGGAGTTAACGCTAAATTCGGTAAGGATGGATGATCACACAACTGAAGAATCCACAATCAAATATGTATTGTGATTTTAAACGTGCGGTAAAAGGAGGTGATTTCAATTGGAATTATATTTCACCTTCATATGAAGGAGCAACTCCAGGAATGCTTTCCCATACATTCATCAAACGACCAGGAGATATAAAATATCCAGTTTGTGAAGGTGTTGGTGTTAATTTCGCACATGATGTAGTAACAGAAATACTAGAATCTAATGATATAATATTAAATTGTATCTACAGGATTAATATTAATATGGTTTTTCCACAAGCAGGTAAACAACAGACACCTGTACATAGAGATCATCCATTTCCTCATCATATTATGATTGTATATTTTTCTAATGGAGGGAAGACAATCATTGAGAATGATGAACATGATCCTAAAGAAGATGATGTTATTATATTTCCTGGTGTACCACATTGCCATGAATTACCAAAGGATGATATGAGAATAGTATTAGTAGCAACATATCTTTCAGGGTATGATGATACCAAAGGTAGTGTTATAGATGAAAGGTAATCGTAAGCAACGTAGGAATGAGGAACTTAAGGATATATTGTATAGTATAAATCAATCCAAACAGAATCTTTATGATGATGATATGGATAGGATCAGGGATTATCCTACCTGGATTATCAATAGAATATTATCAGGACATTTAGATAGCATTTTATATGCTAACGAAATGAATAGGTATTGCGATATTGATAAGAAGATGCAATACGATTTTTACCTAAATAGTTTGAAGCCAAGGAAGCGATCTTCTCCTTGGATCAAGAGGGATTCTCTTGCACACCTTGAATTGGTGAAAGAATATTATGGATATTGTCATAATAAAGCTATCGCCGCCTTGAGGATTCTAACAAAATCCCAACTTGATACAATCAAATTACTATTAGATAAAGGCGGATAAAGATGACTACTGAAATTGAAATTGATTGGCAGCCATCGGATATGGTGGAGGTCAGTCTCTCGGAACCAGACGATTTTCTTAAGGTACGTGAAACATTGACACGCATAGGTGTTGCTTCACGTAAAGAGCGTAAGTTGTATCAATCATGCCATATTTTGCATAAGCAAGGTAGGTATTATATTGTTCACTTCAAAGAATTATTTGCATTAGATGGTAAGAAAACAAATCTTACTGTCAATGATGTTCAACGTCGTAATAGAATAGCACAACTTCTTTCTGATTGGGGCCTAGTGTCAGTTGTTGATGCCAAATCAATTGAGGATATTGCACCTTTGAATCAAATTAAGGTGTTGTCCTTTAAAGATAAAGATGAATGGACACTTGAAAGTAAATATAATATTGGACGTAAAAAAACTACGGTATAATTATGACTGAAATTTCATTAGACGCTAGTCAGGAGACTAGACTGACAGTAATGGCTTTAAAAATAGAGAGATTAGAAGAGAAACAAGATGAGTTACGTGAGCGACTTAAAGCAGTAGAGAAATGGGTGATAGGTGCTGCAGCAGTGTTAGCTGCTGGGGTTACTGTCGTTGGATTTGCTACTAATATTAGTAAAGCATACCTATGAGTCACTGAACGGTGGGAGTAACCGTACCCTAAAAAAAGTAGTTTGTTTAATAAATAATGGTGGATGCCTAACGGATCCATACAAACAAACTCGCTTAATAGGAGCTAGAATAATGACCAAAACTATGGTAACATTTCCATGGGATTCATATTCCCCTTTCAATATTGGCATGGATGATATTTTTCATCGTTTAGAATCAATGAGTTCACGACCTACCAGTGTTAATTACCCACCATATAATCTCATCAAGCACGATAATACAAATTTTGAAATCGAAATTGCTCTCGCAGGTTTCAGTAGGGATGAGATTGAAGTAGAGACAGAGACAAACGTACTTAAGGTCGCATCTAAAGAGAAGACAGGTGCAAAGGAACAGGTAACATATCTTCATAATGGATTATCTAAACGTGCATTTACCAACACATGGCAGTTGGGGGATGATGTTAAGGTATCTAACGTTTCCTTTACGGATGGTCTATTGAGTGTTAGACTAGAAAAAATTATTCCAGACCATCAACGTAAGATTTCTTATGATATCAGTGAGGCACTTCCACCTCAACACACGTATAAAAAGGTCTTGTTGACAGAATAAATAGAGCATGATACAATATATGAAACCGAGGCGACTATGGCTATAGCGATTGTTGTTCTCCAGACTGGAGAACGAGTGATCACGGACCTGCAAGAGGTCCGTGAAGAGAATAAAGAGGATGGCAAACCAATATGTCTGATGTTTGTACGTCCATATAATTTAAATGTAGAATCAACTGATCAAGCAGTTGTTAATCAGGAAGTTCAGGTACGGTTTAGTAAGTGGCTTCCTTATTCTTCAGATACACAATTCAAGATTCCTTTTGTGTCAGTGATGGCAGTTGGTACTGCTGATCCTGGATTGTCCCAGGCATATGCACAGACTGTTGAACAGGCAGTTGCTGCAGAACAAGCTGCAACTAAACAGCAAGCAGTTCCTGCTGCTGCTGCAACAGGTGTTGTACCTGCTGGAACAGGGTTCCAAGGAAACCCAGAAGAACAGGGACTTACTGCAGGTGGAGTCTTTATGGATGATCCAAATTATATTCCTCAAGAAGAATATCAGGATCCTAATCAACATGATAATTCTATTCCTGGTATCCAATATCCAGAGGATGGAACCACTCCTGATGGTGGTGTAGATCCTGATTTTGAAAACCTATCTGATGAACCACATGATAAAGTTACTACGACTTGATGGCAAGTGGATTATTTCAGAAGTTGAAGAGATCCCAGGGGTTGAACTAGGTGACCCAGATTGTCTGTTAAAATCTCCTCGTGAGATAACTATTGATCTTCAAACTGATGATCGAATATTGATTAATTATCCTCCCCATTCAAAAGATGGGGAGATTGCAATCAGGTCAACTGATATTTTTGTGATAGCAGAACCTGATGATAATATCCTTAAATTATATGATGTCTAATGAAGTTTTATACCAGTGTAGAACAAGCAGGTAATGCAGTTCTGGTTCGTGGTTATGAAAATGGTAACGCTTTTAATGACAGAGTAAATTTCAATCCAACATTGTTTCTTCCTTCCTCAACTAAAGGGAAGTGGAAGACATTGGATGGAAAAAATGTTCGTGCCGTGAAGCAGGGATCCATTAGGGATGCCAAGAGTTTTATGGAAGATCATAGAGATATACCTGATTTTGATATCTGTGGTCAAACCAGGTATCTTAATCAGTATATTTTTGAAGAGTATCCTGATGAGGATATGAAGTATGATTTCAACAAGATTCGTGTCTTCACACTTGACATTGAGACTGGTGCAGAGAATGGATTCCCTGATATTGAAAGTGCTGATCAAGAGATTTTACTTATCAGTATCAAGGATTCATATTCTGGATTGATATCTGTATTTGGTACACGTGCTTATGATCATAATGCCAGGGATGGTATTGATGGTGATGTTAAGTACATGCATTTTCGTACCGAGGAAGGGATGCTTAAGGCATTTATTCATTGGTGGTCCACAAACTATCCAGATGTAATTACTGGATGGAATGTGCAGTTATTCGATATGCCTTATATCATTCGTAGGATTGGTAGGATTATCGGAGAGAAAGAATCGAGGTTGATTTCTCCTTGGAAGAACATTTATTTCAGGGAGATCTATATTAAAGGTAGGAAGAATATTGCTTATGACATTACTGGTGTCGCAGTATTAGATTATCTAGAATTATATAAAAAGTTTACGTATACTAATCAAGAATCCTATCGTTTGGATCATATTGCTTTTGTTGAGTTAGGACAAAAGAAACTAGATCACTCGGAGTATGATACGTTTAAAGAATTCTATGATAATGATTGGGAGAAGTTTGTAGAGTATAATATTCATGACGTTCGTTTGGTTGATCAACTAGATGACAAGATGAAACTCTTGGAACTTGCTATTACCATGGCATATGATGCCAAGGTTAATTTTGAGGATGTATATTCACAGGTTAGAATGTGGGATAACATCATATATGTTTATCTTGCACGTCAGAATATAGCAATTCCTCCTAAAAAACCAGCAGAGAAAAACAGTCAGTATGTAGGAGCATATGTCAAAGAACCTATCCCAGGTATTTACGATTGGGTCGTTAGTTTCGACCTTAATAGTCTGTATCCTCATCTCATCATGCAGTATAATCTCTCGCCAGAGACCTTACTCCCAAGAAAACGCCCCAGTGCATCGATTGAACGGTTACTTTATAAACAGGAACCGCTAGATGACTTAAGAGGGTGTACTGTATGTGCTAACGGTACGTTGTATGACACTACATTTCAGGGTTTTCTTCCTAAACTTATGGAGAAAATCTATGAAGAACGTACCATCTATAAGAAGAGGATGATCAAGGCAAAGAAAGCCTATGAGAAGAATCCTGCTATTGAATTAAAGAAGGAGATTGCCAGGTGTAATAACATCCAGATGGCACGTAAGATCCAATTGAACAGTGCTTATGGTGCTATTGGTAATGAGCACTTCAGATACTATCGTTTGGAGATTGCAGAAGCAATTACTACATCAGGACAGTTATCTATCAGGTGGATTGGTAACAAGATGAATGCATATCTTAATAAGATATTGAAAACAGAGGATGTAGATTATGTTATTGCTTCAGATACTGATTCCATGTACCTTAATTTGGGTCCTTTGGTTGAGAGTGTATACAAGGGGAGAGAGAAAACTGATGAAAGCGTTGTTTCGTTCCTTGATAAGATCTGTAATCTGGAATTTGAGAAGTATATTGAGAGTTCTTACCAAGAATTGGCGAACTATCTGAATGCTTATGACCAGAAGATGGTCATGGCAAGAGAGAACATTGCTTCTAAAGGTATCTGGACAGCGAAGAAGAGGTATATTCTTGATGTCTGGGATAGTGAGGGTGTTAGGTACGATAAACCCAGGATGAAGATCATGGGATTGGAGACTCAAAGGTCTTCAACTCCACAGTACTTCAGAGATAAACTTATGGATGCATTTAAGATTATTATCAATGGTGATAATGAGGATGTTCTTAAGTTTATTGATCATGTGAAGGAGGATACCAGAAAGCAGGATTATGCTGACATTGCATTCCCTCGTGGTGTCAATGGTCTTGACAAATATCAGAGTAGTGCTAATATATTTGTTAAGGGTACACCTATTCATGTACGTGGTGCTTTACTTTACAATTATTATGTTAGAAAGCATGATGTGAACCATAAATATGCGTCCATACAAGAGGGAGAAAAGATTAAATTTATATACCTTAAGATGCCAAATCCATTCATGCAGAATGTGGTGTCCTTTATGGGTCGTATTCCCACAGAATTTAATCTGGATAAGTATATTGACTATTCACTACAATTTGACAAGTCTTTTTACGAACCACTCCATAATGTGCTACAATGCATAGGTTGGGATTCCGAGAGGAAGATATCGTTGTTACAATTTTTAAGTTAATATGGATTTTTTACAACAAGTAATTAAGGATAGTAAGAATGAGTATGCTTCTATCGCTGCTGATGGAATTGCTGCAGGTGATGTTGGGTCTTTCATTGATACTGGCAGTTATATTTTCAATGCCTTGGTCAGTGGATCTATTTTCGGAGGACTTCCCTCTAATAAGATTACGGCACTTGCTGGTGAAACTGGAACTGGGAAGACTTTCTTTTGTCTTTCTGTGGTTAGGCATTTTCTTGATACCCATCCTGATGCTGGAGTTGTATATTTTGAAACTGAATCTGCCATCTCCAAAGAAATGGTTGAGACAAGAGGTATTGATTCAAAACGGTTAGTAATCTTTCCTATTAATACTATTGAAGAGTTTAGAACCCAGGCTGTGAGGATCATTGATAAATATCTAGAAGGTCCAAAGGATGAGAGGAAACCTCTCATGTTTGTTCTTGATTCACTTGGCATGTTAGCGACTAATAAAGAGGTAGAAGATGCCTCTAATGAAAAGAATGTTCGTGACATGACTAAAGCACAACTAGTTAAGTCATGCTTTAGAATTCTTACCTTGAAATTAGGTAAGGCAAATATACCCATGTTAGTTACAAATCATACCTATGACGTTATTGGCTCGTATGTTCCTACTAAAGAGATGGGGGGCGGTAGTGGTCTTAAGTATTCTGCTAGCACGATTGTATACCTCACGAAGAAAAAAGAAAAAGACGGAACCGATTTGGTCGGAAACATTATTAAATGTGAGGCGAAAAAGTCCCGTTTAACACGTGAAGGATCTAAAGTCGAAACTCGTTTATTTTTTGATCATCGTGGTCTTGAGCGTTACTATGGTCTGTTGGAACTTGGTGAGACTGCAGGACTATGGAAAAACGTTGCAGGAAGATACGAAATCAATGGAAAGAAACTCTATGCCAAACAAATATTGGCAGACCCACAGCAGTATTTTACTGACGAAGTACTACAAGCACTAGACGAAACTGCTAACACGGAGTTTAAGTATGGACAAGGTTGAAAGTACTATCTTACGTCATCTTCTGTTCAGTGAGGAGTATTTTCGTAAGGTAGTTCCATTCCTTAAACCAGAGTACTTTGAAGATCAGTCAGAGAGAGCAATATTTGAAGAAATACAAGAGTTTTCTGTGTCATATGACACAGTTCCCACAGCAGAAGTTGTTAATCTTGGATTGGGTAAGAGATCTGATTTAACAGAGGAACAATATCAACAGTCTTCTGTTAAAGTTGATGAGTATAACAGGATCAATAAAGAAGATCAAGGGTTACCTGATTATGAATGGTTGTTTGATACTACAGAGAAATGGTGTCAAGAACGTGCTGTTTATAATGCTTTACTGCAGTCTATTAAGATTGCTGATGGTAATGATGAGAAGTTAACTACAGATGCTATCCCTAGCATACTACAGGATGCATTAGCAGTATCATTTGATGAATATATTGGTCATGATTACGTAGATAGTGTTGAAAAACGCTATGAGTATTATCATAAGGATGAGATAAAAATTCCTTTTGATCTGGAGAAATTTAATTTAGTAACTAAAGGTGGAATACCTAACAAAACCCTTAACATTGCCCTTGCTGGTACTGGTGTTGGTAAGTCTTTGTTCATGTGTCACATGGCTGCTGGTTGTTTGTCACAAGGAAAGAACGTACTCTACATCACACTGGAGATGGCAGAAGAAAAGATCGCAGAAAGAATAGATGCTAACCTATTGAATGTAAATATCAAGGATATTGTTACTATGCCAGAGCAGATATTTAACTCTAGGGTTAGAGAGATTGGTAGGAAGACTGAAGGTAAGATGATTATTAAGGAGTATCCTACTGCTAGTGCTCATTCTGGACATTTTAAGTCATTATTATCTGATCTTCAGTTGAAGAAGGATTTCAAACCAGATATTATTTTCATTGATTACCTTAATATATGTGCAAGTTCTAGATACAGAGGATCTATTGTTAATTCTTATACATACGTGAAGGCGATTGCTGAAGAACTGCGTGGTCTAGCAGTAGAACATAATATTCCTGTTGTATCTGCTACACAAACTACTAGAGCAGGTTTTGGTAGTAGTGATCCGAGTTTGGAAGATACATCTGAATCTTTTGGACTCCCTGCTACTGCTGATTTCATGTTTGCTTTGGTTAGTAATGAGGAACTAGAGCAGTCTGGAAGGATTATGGTTAAACAGTTGAAGAATCGTTACAATGATCCTACTTATTACAAAAAATTTACTGTAGGGATTGACAGATCAAAGATGAAGTTGTATAATGTGGATGATTCAGATCTGATATCTGATGGGAGAGATGAGGAGATTCCATTAGAGTCACCTAAATCGTTTATTGATAACCATAAAAGTAAATTTAATGCATTCGTGATATGACTGTAAATTTCAAGAAGTATGAAGAATTTGTATCCGCTGTTACTTCGGATGCTTCTACCAATTTTGTCGATTTTGCTGACCGTATTGGTCAACTTGACCGAGAGGGTGCCAATATTGAGCGTCTTACCACTGCTGGTGTTGGGCTTGCTGCTGAATCTGGTGAGTTCCTTGAGATCGTTAAGAAGATGGTATTTCAAGGCAAACCATGGACCGATGATAATAGAGAGCATCTTATTATTGAGTTGGGCGATGTTATGTGGTACGTAGCACAAGCATGTATGGCTTTAGAGGTTGATTTTGATGAGGTTATTGAGAGAAACGTAACCAAATTGAAGTCTAGGTATCCTGGTGGCGAATTTAATATTCACTTTAGCGAATGTAGACAGGTAGGTGATAGATAATTAAATAAAATGATTAATTTAGATGAGAGATACCAATCATATATTGGTAATCCTGCTAAAGGATTGACTATAGATGGTATTAAAGAACAGGTGACTGGGTATGGGTATCACTGTAATGGTGATGAAATTCTTGGTTACTATGTTATCACAAAAAACTATAAACTCTATTACAATAGAGATGAGCAGTTTATAAAGATGGAGCCACATGGAACTACCGATTGACGATAACGAATTGGAAGTTATTGTGAGACAATTATGGAAGTCACGTAAGAACGTAGGTGAACCATTGGTTGATCCTTTATATGAGAAGATTAAATTGGTCAAGGAAGTACGAGATGCTAATCCTGGTGGACCATATAAGAAGATATTACGGGAAGAACATGGTATG